CTTCTTGCGCACGCCGAAGGTGCGCGTGTGCGCGCTGTCACCACGTCGATCGGGCTGCCTTCCTTGTCAACGTCGAGGGGCCAGCGGTCGATCTCGTCACAGGCCAGGAACCGGATCGGGAAGCCCGCCAGGCCGCTCGCCGCATTGGCCCCGCCGAGGATCAGCACGCCTGCTGGAAACTCCTTCATCAGCTGCGTGTTGCCCGAGTCGCGTTCGCGCGGGGGCGCCACCTTGTCGCGCAGGCTCGGCGTCGCTTCAATCATCGGCGCGATGCGCATCTTGCTGTAGCGCTTCGCCAGCTCGATCGTCGGCTGCACGAACATCGCCGGCGACGGCGCGATGTCCATGATGTAACCGGTCCAGTTGTTGAGCGCTTCGCTCTTGCCCATCTGCGAGCCGAACACCAGGACCACCTCCTGCACCGGGCTTGTGATGCTCAGGTCATCCATCGGCGCCTGGAGGTAAGGCGTCCGGCTGGTGCGCCATTGGCCGTGCTCACTCGATGCTTTCTCACTCAGCCATCGGCGTTGATCGGCCCACTCGCTCAGCGTGAGCAGCGGATCCGGCGCTAGGCCGGCCCAGAAGCTCGGCGCACAGTCCCGATCGAAGTCAGCCAGCATCTTGCAGGCCCTCCAGCGCTTGGGTGATCTGCTTCTGCAGGACCAGCATCCCCTCGGCCCGCTGTTCTGCTGTTGCTTCGACGCCCAGCGACGCCAGGAGATCATCGACCACGATCGGCGGAATCCTCAGCAACGCATCGCGCACCTGGCGGGACATCGTAAAAAGGCGCGCCTTCACAACGTCGGTGCTCACCAGCTTTTTGGCCCGCTCCTCGTAATCGAGCTTGAGGAGCATCGCCTTGTAACCTTCGGCCGCTGCCTTCGCGCTCGCGTAGGTCGCGCCGCCTTTGCCCACTGGGGGACCAACCGGTGGCATCGGCTCGCCTTCGCCACGAGCCGCCTTTTTGCCTGCATTGATTGCATCCTTGCTGCGCTGGAACTCTGGCGCCGTGTTGCGCCCCCACTCGATGTCGGCCACCTCCGGGTCGATCCACCAGCTCTTGCCTTCGCGTTGCACGCTGCGCTGCAGACGGCCCGTGTTGATGGCCTTTCGCACCGCCTGCGGGCTCACCCCGTGGCGGGCTGCATACTCGGCCAGCTTGATCAACATCAGTCGCGGAGCAGCTCAACGTAGAAGCCACTGTCGACCAGCTTGCGGCCCAAGCCCGGCGGCGCATGATGCCCGAGCTGGATTGGTGTCTCCTGCGGCGTCATCCCACACACCAGCTCGACCAGTTGGTCGATCAGCATCACGGTGTGGCCGCGGCCTTCCAGCATCTCATCCACTGTGACCTCGGGGCCTTCGGCGCCAAAGGTGATCCGCATCGGCCAGGCCTTGACGTGCCCATGTTCATCCCATTGGCAGCCGTAGGTGATCCGCGCGACCTCAATCATCAAATCGAGCGACGAACGTTCGCCGTTGTGACGCGCTCGCATCCTGCCAAGGCATGAGCACCGTCGTGCCAGCCGTCACCTTCATCACCGATTGCACCGACTGCGCCTCGGTCGCATCGACCCAGGCCCACACCTCGACGTCCGGCCAGGCCCAGGTAGAGGGCGATGGCTTGATCGCCAGGCCATGGATCTCGATCGTCCCGGGCCCGGCCTGCGGCAGCGCGTTCAATCCGAGCCGCTCGCTGAGCGCATAGGCCAGCAACTGGCCAGCAGCATCGGCGCCATGAACGCCGGCGCGATCACGAGGCCGGCACTGCGCGGCGATCACATCCACCGCCGCCTCGAACCCGGCCCAGGTGAGTTGCATGATCGGAGCGCGGTTCGTCATCAGCCCTTACCTGGCACCCATGCCTTGTTGAATGCTGCCGCCACCTTGCGCACTTGGGAAGGCATCCCGGCTCGATTCACCAGCCGCACCACCTCCTCTGACTCCATCCCCAGGCGCTTCTGGATCTGCTTCTGCGGCACGCCATCATCAGCGATGCTCCGCACGATGTCCGCCATCTTCAGCACCGCATGAGTGCCGCGCGCCCTGTTGTGGCGGATCGTGCTCATCATTCGGTGCACCGGATCGAGCCGCACCTGCACGGTAGGCACCTGGCCGCTCGTTAGCGGCATCAGCCGCGGATCAGCGCTCACCGTCCACCGGTGGAAGCCGTCGACGATCTGAAAGCAGCCGTCCGACGCCTCCGGCAGCGTCACGATCGGCTGCGTCCAGCCATCCTCCAGGATGCTCATCACCAGCAGCTCCAGCTCCGGCGCCGCCACATGGTTGGGGTTGTAGCTGTTCGGCCGCAGCTTCTCGCGCGGCAGCCATCGCACCTTCGACACCGGCTGCTCCGCCACGCTCATCGCTTCGCCTCCAGCGCCTTTACCTCTTCGAACGTCAGCCCCGCACGTCGCGCCGCTGTGATCGCCCGCTGCGTCAGCTGGCCTTTCTTCCTGCCCTTCAGGTCGCCGCGGCTCACCATCTGGCAGATGTACCGCCAGCTCAGCCCGCTCATCACGTCGTCCTGCGTCTCGTGGATCGGCCGCCGCGTCTTCTTCTGGTGCATCCTGATCACGCCCGCCATGCTCCGCGCGATCTCCGCGCGCTCCTTCGGCGGATAGAGCTCCAGCAGGCTCCGGCACCACTGCTGCCAGGTCATCCCCGGTGGCGGCTCATTCATCGCCGTCCCATAGAGATCCGTGCGCGCATAGCGGCCCGCCGTGCCCACGCCCTCGACACGCCGCAGCATCCGCTCCCACAGCTCTGGCCATCCCTGCGGATACTTCCACAGCCCGCCGAGCGGCTCTTCGCCGAACGGGGGCGTCACCCGCTGGAGGCTCACGCTGGTGCCCATCATCGCCTGCACGTCGTAGGCGCGGTTGTAGTCCCAGCCCTCGCGGCTCGCCGCCACCCACACGTCCTCGGCTTTCCAGTCGTAGATCGGCTTGCAGTTGAAGTAGTAGCCCTCGCGCGCGCCGGCGATGTAGTTGTCCCGCACCTTCTTGGTCACGGTCTGCAGCCGGCGCACCGACTCCTGCGCACGGATGCCCGTCAGGTCTGCCACCGTTCCGCACTCCGGCCCGAACAGCACCGGGCCCACATCATCGAGCTGCATCCCCATCCGAAACCGCGGCGCATCCTTCAGCGTCACCGCGCCGGCCGGCAGCGGCCGGATCCACCGATCGCGCGCCGCCGGATCCCAGCAGTTCCACCACGGCTGCGTCCTGGCGCACGCATTTCGATGCTTAATCGGCAGACAGCACCACAGCAGGCGCACGTCCTCACGCGCACGCACCCGCTCGACGTACTCGATCGTCTCCGGGTAGCAAGCTTCCTCGTCGACGAAGTAGAGGTCGAGCGGCAGCCGGCCGCGCTCCCGCGCCACCATCGCCGTCAGGTTCAGCACCGTCGTCGAATCCTTGCCGCCGCTAAAGCTCACCACCACGCGATCGAACAGGTCGTAGATCCGCCTAATCCGATCCAGCGCCGCCGTCATCACGTCCTGGTCGGTGCTCGTCGGCCGCAGCGTCATCGCGTCTGCAGCTCCGGCAGCGCCGCCGCAGACACGCCCGCCACCATCGTGCGGTTCACCATCGGGTGATCCACATCCGTCGGGCCCGTGTCGCTGTCCGGGTGCCACGCCAGCACCGTCATCCCACTCTCACGGCCTGTCCTGAACCGGTGCTCGCCGTGCGGGTGGATCACGAACGCCATCCCCGGCTGCAGCTCGAACTCGCCCTCGGGCGTCGCGCACCATCCCCGCCCACGCACCACCATCCCCACGCGCACGCTCGGGTGGCTGTGCATCGTCTGCTCCGTCCCCATCGGGAACCACAGCCCGTTCAGGCACGGGTCGCCCAGCCGCACCGGCGGCACGAGCAGGCTGTCCGTGCAGCCGTCGATGTACCGCAGCCGACCGCGCTCTTCCATCGGCCCGCCGAGCACCATCATCCCCAGCCACCCATGGCGGCTGATCACCAGGCCGCGGCTCAGATCTGTCCCAACCGGTCGGATCTCGCACTTGCCCGGCACCGACGCCCACATGCCCGCCGTCAGCACATGCGGCCACGCGCCGTGCTGCCGGATCGTCAGCGCGCCGTGCCAGCAGAACACGAACTGCGTCGCGTCCTCGCCCAGCACCAGGGCGCCGTCATCCACGCCCCACAGCCGGCAGTCCGGCAGGTCACGCAGCAGCCCATGGGCCAGCTCAATCAGTTCCAACGTTCTGCTCATCCAGCCACTCCCTGCAAAGCGCCACAAGCGCCTCCGGCGTGCCCTCGAGGCCCCACCGCTCCTTCGCCGCGCGCACCGCCGCAAGCAGCACCTCACGGTCGTCCCACAGCAGGTTCACGCTGAAGACGTGCCGCTCTTCCACCTCGCCGCTCTCTGCTGTCGCGTCCGCAGCCTCATCCTCGTCCTCGCGGTCCGGCAGGCCCAGGCCCGGCTGCCGCTCCGGCTCAGCGCGCTCCGTCCCGGCTGCCGCCAGGCCCTCGAACGCTTCGAGCTCCAGCCCGTCATGCAGCCGCTTCAGATCGTCCTCGCCGAAGCCCAGCACCGCCGGGTCGATCTCCATCGAGCCGAGCTCCTCGCGCAGCAGCTCCAGGTCCCAGCCAGCGTTCTCGGCCAGCTTGTTGTCCGCCAGCACGTACGACCGCCGCTGCTCCTCGGTCAGGTGGTCGAGCACCACCACCGGCACCTTCGTCAGGCCCAGCTGCTTGGCCGCAGCCAGCCGGCCGTGGCCCGCCAGGATCCCAGCGGAGGTGTCAACCAGGATCGGATTGAGGAAGCCGAACTCGACGATGCTCGCCGCCAGTTGGGAGATTTGAGCTTCGGAGTGCGTGCGCGCGTTCTTCGCGTACGGGACCAGCTTGTCGACAGGCCAAAGCTCGATCCGCTTGGCCATTGCCGGGATCTTGGAGGAAGTCATGCGGCGTCTGGAGTCTCACGAAGGAAGGGCTCCGATTGGGCCACGGTAGCGCTGGGCGCGCAACCGGTTGCGCAACTACCGGCAGTTCCTTTGCGATCAAAAAATGCTCCGTGAGACTCGTTCAAAGCCGGCGCGTTTGTTGCAATAAAAGCCTGCTATTGAGAAACCCAGTCGCCATAAGGCTTTTGGAAACCCCCATTT